AAAATTGAAGCCTCCAAGAAAGGCAAAGAAACAGGCGATTACAAGTCTGATCGTGGCGATAAGAAAATCCCATTCAAAGAAGTCAAGAAAGGCGATGCCCCTGTTTCGTCATCAACGGGTGGAACAAACAAGCCTCGTCACAGCATGAAAACCGACATGAATGTGGGCGGTGCATCAGCACCAAACCCGTTTATTTCGGATAAAATCAAAGACAAAGAAGAATCCGATTCTGATGATGAACACAACGAGAAGGTTTTTGCTGACATCATGGGTGATGGCGATAGGGACAAAGCACAGCGCAATTACGACAAAAAAGTGAACAAGGCTGACTTGACTTCGGAAATAATCGCTAAATATCAACAAGAAAGTGGCGTTGAAAACATTTCACCACAATTCATTGACTATTCAGGTGGAACGCCCGTTGAAGCCAAGCCGTATCAAACCAACGGCACTATCCCGTTTTACACAGAAAAAGCCCCTGCTTCGTCACCAATCAGTGAAACAGCGAAAATTTTTGCTTTCGCTAAGACGGGATATGACGAAAACGGAAGCACCCTGCACATGAATTTGGTTGATGGTGGCGACAGGAAAGGCGGGCCAAACCTCGCACCCATTGAGGATTCCTTAGCCACACTGCACAAAATGGGTGGTGACTCAGGATTGCTCAATGAAATCGCATTCCTCATTGAGAAAATCGGTAATCACCAATGAGGTGATACCGTGAACCGTGAAGAATTCATTCGCATCCGAACCGATGCTTTGGTTTCTTTTCACACCAATCCTAATTTTGACTCCACGCTTTACCTCAAAGCGTGCGAGGAATTCTATGCTGACGGTAAAGTCATTGAGAAGGAGGATTCCGCACTCATGGCTATGATGCCAATGGCTACGGAACAACCACCATACAGAATGCAGGATTTGGACAAGCCGAGCATTCTTTCAAACCTCAATTTGCCCGATGGCTATGATGATTATGTTGCAGGGCAACGGCGATTTAGCACGAATTATGCTGAGGATTGGCCGAAGGCACATGAAGAAAACCCATTCGGCAAACGCCATCCGTTGTCTTGGGATAACTGCGTCATGCCTTTGCTACATGGTTCACAATGGGGCGACCCTCACTTCATTGAGCATTTGTTTGAAATGATTCAAGAGGATGAGGATGGACACAATATGCTTCATGCCATGCAGGAAATGGAGAGGCGTGACATTGTTCCCTTTGAATACGAGGATTTGCTTGGTCGCCCAAACGAGAGCATGATGGACTTGTATCAACAAGACCGTAATGACCGAAATTCATTTTTGAGTGACGAGGAATATCGTGAAATGAAAGCACGCCAATGGGGTGCAAATGTTCAGCAAAAAGGCGGAATGGTGGCAAAAAACACAAGCCGTCTTGGTTTGCTTTCATACCTGTTTGGGACTGAGTGGCAAACGCCTGAGCAACGACACGCTTTCATGGAATTGCTCAAAAAGATGGGGCAAACAGAAGGCGAGGACAGCCCGGAAGCAAGGCGTATAGCAAACAATTTCAAAGCCGATGCGGGAATATCATGGGATCGTGCAAAGCGTAATTGGTTTGAGCGTATGACTCCGCTTTCAAAATGGTGGGAACGGGCTTCACATCATCATGGCCCTGTGAGTCCTGAGCCTGTTCGTCAAGGCTTGAATCACTTTAAGTCACCCTTTGTGTTAAATGACGAAGGTGGGACTGAACCATCGCACACCCATCACTATTGGAGTCCGTATCAATTTTGGGGCGGCGTTGGGCGTGATGCCAATTCATTGGTGTCGGCTCTCACTCAATCCTATCCCACAGCGTTTGAGGGTTGGCTTGGCGAAGCACTAATGGGATATTTGACAGACCGAACCCATCCTCTAAACGACCAAGACGATTCGTTTCATGGAAGCGGTTCGTCATTCTTCCCACAGACTATCAATCACCCTGTCATGCAAAACCATCCACACAAATCAGCAATTGGGAGTGGTTGGGAAGCAGGATCGGAAAACCCCCGTGTGCGCTCATTCAACAGGCGAAGGGGTCTTTGGAATACCGTTGCCAATCAACAACACCTGCATCCAAGTGAAGTGGCGGGGAGTGGCAAACGAATGATAATTCCCTCATTGGCTCTCACTCAACAACCACTTGGGCGAATTATTTCATCGCACAGCGACATGGGTATGCCTCGCATCGGCCCAACACGAGAGCGTCACCCCGGTGACGAACAATATCACACCTATCACAACGACCACTATGAAAAAATGGATGCCAATTTGGGTCAAGTCATGCAAGAAATGGCAAAGGAAGTTATGCAACGCTATGGCTCGGATGTGTTTAGCACCAATGCACCAAATGAGAATGTGTTGGCGAACACCATCAGTCGTGGGAATGTTCAACAATTGGCTCAGGCGGCAAATTATTACATGATGCGTGGGTCAAATCCAAACACCCGCACGCTTGCACCTATGGTGCTTGGGGATGGGTTAGCACCAAAAGAAGTCAATGTTGGTCCTGTTCACCCAACGAGTGAAGCCACCACTCCGCCTATCTATTTGAGTGGCGATATGGATGCTTGGGGTCACAAAATGCCCGCAACATTGGCGTGGAAGTGGGATAAGGATGCAAACGGCATTCGCTTTGATGTGAAGGATAAGCCGTTTGATTCCCTGCAAAAAACAGTCCACGAAGGTCATTTACAGATGATTGACCCCACTCACGCTGACCGCCCAATCGCACCAAAAGAAAAGGATGCACCTGCACTTTATGTCACAAACAACATGGGTCACATTCCCGTCATTAGCGGTGATTTGTTCAAGGCCGATGATTATGAACCAACAGGCGTTTTTGAAACGCCACTCGTTCCCGCCCACACGGTGTATAAATTGAATGATATTGATGAATTGCGTGGATTTTCAGGGGATTGGGTTGTTCAAAAGAAACCCGAAGGGAAGCGTTTGTTTGTTGAAAAGAAGGGAAGCAAAATCACTGCTAAGGATAAGAAGGGCAAAGAAATCAAATTGCCTGACATTGTGAAAGAAGGTGTCCGTGAACAGATGGGCGACTTTGTGTTTGATGCTTTCTTGAAGGGCAAGCACCTGCGTGCTATGGATTTGTTGGTGCATCGTGGTGAGGACATTCACATGGATCCGTTAGAGGACAGACTTCAAATTCTCCGCACCATGTATCATACCAATGACAACATATCCTTCCCTATGCCTCTTGATACGAAATTTACGGACAAAGAGGGTTTGTTGAAAAATAGTGAGGCGATTGGTGGCGACCTGTGGATTCGTGATGCACAGTCCACCTTTGCTAAGGGCAAAGAGGCTCATCATTTGTGGGTGCTATACACTCCAAGTCAAGACGGTTTGACAAAAGGCACAACCCTGCCGTTTGTGTCAAACGATGGAGAAAACATTCTGTTAGAATATCCCGGTCATCGTTCACCGTTGGTGGTGAAAGGCGAGTGGGATGGCAACGCATTCAATGTAATCAGCATTGAACCTGACAGTCCTTTGGCACGACACGCAGAAAAACAGATTGGGGTTTGGGGTTCTGTGGGTGTTCACCTCCTAAAAATGGGTCAGCGGGAGTTATCCCTCTATCCACCACCATTCGTGACAAAGGACACCTTTACATTCACACGAGCCACTTTGATTGAACCAAATGGCGAAGAGGATAAAGTGGCGAGCATATTGAGCCACGCACGATCACACATTATTAGTGCCGACAAAGCGTTCTCGGCGGAGAGCCTTATTGACAAAATCAAGGGTTTAACGGAGAATATGCTTGAGCAATATGGTGCTGAATATGGCCTTGAAAGAACAGAAGAAGGCGAATGGTCGGTCAATGAAGCAATTGATGATGACACCATTGAAACCAAACAGGGAACAACGCTTGCGAGAATCAGCGGTTCGCTATCAGGTGGCGGATGGGGTGGTGAAATGGATATGATGACTTCACCACGAGGGCCGACTTCTTTGGTTGATGACGAAGGCATACCCATGTTTGACCCTAACGGAATGAGTGATGAAACACCGTTGAATATGCCGAAGCACATATCTGTCAAGAGAACGGATAAGGTTGGAAACCAAATTGAAGGCGAATTGGACATTGAAGGTGGTCGTGCTGTATTTAGAGTGCCACGCAAAACGAATGTGGAACAAGCCGAAGAAAAAGAGGTAATCGTTGAACAGGAAGGCGACGATAACCAAATGCCTATTATGTGAGCAACCAAACGCTTCATATAGGATAACCCAATTTTCCTTGTTCAATGAACACGGCAACATGGTCGGCTGTTGGACAAGACTTCATCTTGAAGTCCGACTCCAATGGGGACTTGGTTATTGCCGGGTATGCCTCCGTTGATATGGTGGACAAGCAGGGCGACAGAATCCCCGTTAGTGCATTGAAGAAGGCATTTGGGGGCTTTATGAGCAACCCATCTTATCGTAATGTTCAATTGGCTCACAGCGGTATTCAAGTGGGTCAAGTGCTTCCTTCCTACACCGATAGCGAAGGGCGGGTTTGGAAATCCGAAGTTGATGATCACGGGCTATTCGTGGTTTGTCAAATCCGAAACGACATTGAAAAAGCCCGTGAAGTCCAAAAGCAAATTCGCAACGGCGAATTGCGAGCATTCTCCATTGGTGGACAAGCCTTGTTCCGAGTGAACAAGACGACTCCCGAACATGGAAGCCACAGGGAAATTACGGACATGGAATTGCACGAAATTACCCTGTGCAAAAAGGGAATCAATCCTGAATCCCGATACACCCTATTGAAAATGGATGTGAACGAAATGAGCAACGAAGAAACGAATGTTTTGACAGAAGTGAGAGATGCCCTTGCCCGAATCAGCAAAGGGTTGGAAATGGAAAAGAGCGCAAAGGTGTGCGGTTCATGCAACATGGCCGAATGCGAGTGCGAAACAGGGGATGACTTGGGCAAAGCCGAGCAATCGGCGGTTGCTTACATTGACACCCTTGAAAAATTCGCACACGAGCAGGGTGTTGATTTGGATGGCCTACGGGGTCACTTCGGACTCGGCAAAGCCTACATGGTGGGCGTTGATGGTGAGCATGGCTACAACCACCGAGGACAAGGCGACCTTTACGGCAGTGGTGAGGATGCAACCCTCGCCCCACGACCTGCACTCGGCAACGCTCGTGCCAACAAATATGTCATCAAGAACGCACCACAGATGCGACACCCACAATCAACGGGTGGAAATGTCATCAAAGGTGCTGACCTCTCCCCTGAGTCCCTTGAGCGTGGCTACCGAGCCTACGCCTCAATCCGTGACGAAGAGGCTGTGAAGTCCCTTGTGGAAAAGGAGTGGAATGACCGCTACGAAGCCGAAACGCAACGAGCATTGGAAATCCACAAGTCCAACGACTTCTCTTCCCAAATTGCCTCCTTGAAGGCTGAAATCAATTCCCTCCGCACCGAGAACGCTGAAATCCAAAAGTCAGCCGTTCCTGTGCCTTCCGAGAGCAGTGTTCGTGTCCCAACGCACGAAGAATACGCCGCACTTGGAAATGGACTTGACGCATGGCGTGCTTTGGAAGAATTGGGCCAGCGTTCAATGGTTGGAGGAAACCTTTGAGGTGATTGAAAATGAGTGGAAGTCAAGGATATATCCGAACAATTGAAGACATGGAACGCCTGTATTACGGTGCAGGTGCAGGACAGAACGCATGGGCTTACAGTGGCACTGACCTCTTGAAAGCCGATTCACCTCTCGCTTCTTCAACGAGTGGCACTTACCAAGCGATTTTTGGTCGTAAGGTTTGGTCGCAATTGAACCAAGAATTCAACGCTTTCAGCATTCTCCCCAAGAAGCCTTGGGAGAAGAGTGGATGGCGTGTCACCACCGCCAAGCCCGACTTCACGAAGGGTGGCGGTGTTCCTGAGAACGCAACCCTCCCTGAAACCACCAAGCCAACCTTCGCTGAGGTTAGCACGAAGCCAAAGACTGTGGCTCACACCTTTGACCTCACCGAAACCGCCATGTTCCTTGCTGACAAGGATGATGGTCTTGGTGATGCTCGTGCTGTCATCAAAATGGAGATGGCAAAGCACCACACCGAACACATCAACCAAATGCTGTTGAGTGACATTGATACCACCGCAGGGAACGACTTTGAGTCCCTTGACCGTATCACCTCCAATTCCTATGTGGAGGACTACAACACCTTCACCGATGTGAGTGCTGAAGCGGATCACAACATCTATTCGCTCACTCGTGCAGGTCAAACCGCAGGGTCGGCTCAGTGGTATGACGCTCAAGTGGATGCAGGTGCATCAAGTGCCGAGCGTGCATTGTCCCTGAACATCCTTGACGGAATGTTCCGACAAGTGTGGGAAGCAGGTGGACAGCCAAAGGTCATCCTTACGGGCTACGACACTCTTGAAACCATTCAGCAATTGCTACAACCCCAACAACGCTTCGTTGAAATGAAGCGTGTTGTGCCGGGTGTCAATGGCGTGAAGGGTGTTCCGGGCATTCAGGGTGGCTTCATGGTCGCCACCTACAACGGTGTCCCAATCATCCCCTCCAAAGATGTTCACAAGGAAACGGGCGGTTCTTCTCGCCTCTATTTCCTTGACACCGACTACCTGTGGTTCACCACCGCCAAGCCTACCCTTTACCACGAGAGTGGTATTGAAACGGGCGACCCATTCGGTATCAACCGCTTGGGGCAAATGGGAATGTTTCACACGATGGGCGAATTGATTTGTGCTTTCTTCAAGGCAAGCGGTAAAATCCGTGACTTGAGTTGAGGTTAAATAGGAGAAACAAGGAGAGATACACATGGCAAATGTAAATATCACAGAAGCAAGCAGTTCAGTCGTCCTTTCACAGCGTATGTGGTCGGGTTCGGATAACACATCAACCGATTGGCTTCAATCCCCAATCGGTTCAAACGCCGCCGCAGGTGCGATGCACTTGTTGGTCGTTGATGTTGTTGTGACGGCACAATCCGCCGCTACCACCTTTGACTTGACCGACACGGGAATTACGGGTGTGTCAGGCACGAGTGTTCTCAGTGTGTTGAGTGTCACGAACCAAAGCGGTGGCTTTGAAGCCCCTACCCTCGTGCGTTCATCGGGAAGCACTGTCGCTTTCACTTCCGCCGCAGGAACAGCGGGCGACACCCACCGCATCGTAGCATTGATTTATGCTTGATTGGGGGTCGTCTTTTGACGATCACCGTTCAATATGTGGGCGACAGACCCTATGTGGAATTCACCGAAGGTGGAGTGACATACGGTTTCAGTCGGCAAAGCATTCGTGAGGACATCCCTCGCCACTTGGCTGAACGATTCAAGGGTGATAACTTCCCTCAGTGGTCTGTAAGTGGGTTTGAAGAAACAGTCGTTGCTGAAAAGACAAAGCAAATGGCTGAGGCTGTTGAGCCAACCCCTGAGCCTGTTGTGGAAGAAGCACCACAAATCACAGAAGAATCGGAGTCCTTTGATGAAACATGGACAAAGGCAAAAATGGTTGAATGGTGCGAAGCAAATGGCGTTGAAATTGACGCTCGTGCAAACAAATCCACCATCATTGAAACCGTTAGAGCCTCCGCATCAAGCGGAGGTGACGAGTGATGGCCGAATACAAAGCCACGCTCTATGACGGTGAAGCACGATACGCAGGTCGCACTCGTGTCAATCGCCTCGTCTATGAATTCACTCAAGACGATTTGTCAGGCAACACTACGGTGACGGTTGATGTTGTGCTTAACGGCCAAGTGAACAACATTATCCTTGACGCAACCCGTAGCAAATTGACAACAAACACCAACGCCCAAGTGCATGGTGGAACATTTCAATTGCTTTATGCTGATTTAGATGACGGTGCAGGATCGGCTTTGCCACTATCCTATCACGAGCAAATCAGCAACCTTGACTACACCACCGCCTCTCCACGCCCCTACAAATTTCAAACGGCTGAGGGGGCGGCAATTCAAGCCGCACCCGCACAACAGGCGAATTCTCTTGTTGTTCGTGCAGGTGTGAGTGGGCATTCATCTTCCCCCGAAGCCCCCAAGACTCTCAGCAGTGGGGGAACGGCTACATTAGTTGATGAAGTCGCACCGTGGACAGGTATGGTTTGTGGTAAAGTGCAAATCAAATTGACGACAGGAACAGCGTGGGCTTCGGACACGGGTTCAATTTTTGTTGTCATCGTGTATAACTGAGAATATAATTAAATAGGAAATAGACATAGGAACGGGTGAGCGACATGGCTTTGACAGTAGTGCAATTAGGGCGTAATCAAGTTTCGGGAAGCAGGATTTCGGCTTCTCTTAAAATCACTCCTGATAATTCGTGGCTTGCGGCGGGTGAATCGCTTGACCTAACTCAATATGTCCCTGCCATTGAAACCGTCACCATTGACTCCGATAGTGGTGGCTATGTGTGGAAATATGACCGAACAAACAAAAAATTGCTCGCTTACGGCAACCCTGCCGACCCCAATGTAGCAGTGGGTGCTTTGGCGGCAATCCCTGACTCCACAGATTTGTCGGGTGAAACGGTCTATATCACGGTGACAGGCACTCGTGCATGAGGTTCGCCCAACGGGGGTGAACCAAAATGGCACGAATGAAAGTCCAAGAAATTGACCTTGACACTACAATTGATATTCAGCGAAGGCGCAAATTGCGTATGGCTGAAATTGCTAATGCTTCGGGTTCATCATTTGATGAAAGCGAATCCCTGTTCTCCAAGAAAAACATGGACAAATTCTCCACCAACAAAAAGGTGGAAATCAAACGCAACGAGCGTAAAAACATTCAAAACATAGGCTCAGGCACACGATGCCGTGGGTGCGGAACACTGTATTTCTGTTGGACACCCAAATGTGGTGTGTGCGGGGATGCGATGCACTTTAACATGGGTAGTCACATCATGGGTTAGGTGAGAGTCAATGCCACGCACTTTTTCACCCGGCCATCGCCCCGATGCCCCTCTTTATCCTGATGATTTGGTCTATACCGATGTGGCTCATGTCGCTGATTTTCTTCAATTGCCTTTGCCCGATCCAACCGCACTTAGCGATGACTCGGTGATTGATGGTGCAAACATCAAATTTCCTATCAGCGGTGTGGATTATCGGCGGTGGGGCTATTCCGCCAACGACACGGTGTTGGTCTATGATGATGCTGATGCTCTCGGCAAAACCTACACCGTGACTTCAATCGCTTCGGTGGGAAGTGGTGGCAAAGTGTATGTCATCGCTACGGCTGAGGGGGCTGAGTCATTCACCACAGCCAACAACGCTTACATCCAACATCAGTCGGCTATCACGAACAGCAAAGAACGGGGTATCAAAAAGAGCCATGTTGAAGAATTGATTCGCACTCGTCAAGACTACATTGACAAGGTGACACGAAACGCATGGCGACCACGATTAGTGGCTGAGGAATATCAAAATTTCACCACATTCAAGCCATACCGAAGGCGGTATTATACAGATTATGTCGGTGCTATTTTCCTACAAAACGGCAACATTCAACGCATTCTCAAAATGGGTGCGTGGCAGGGGGACTATTATCGTGAAATGGCGGCGGCACGAATTGGGTTGCAGGTCAGCGACCACACGCTTGTGTCGGGCGAATCTATCCTCCTGTGTCCCGGTGCTAACGGAGTGGCTACGCTAACCGAAGGTTCGGATGCACAGACGAAATGGAGGGGGGATTTTGATCACAAATCCGCCGCCGAGAACATTGGTGCGCTCGTGAACAAAGACCCCGAATTTAAAAAATCGGCAATTCAAATTGGCTCATTAACGGCTGAAAATAGGGAGAGCGCGAGTGCGGCGTTGAATGTTCACGATGAATTCTTGGCTATCGCCAACAGCGACAACGGTGATGGTGTGGTTGAGATTTCATCCATGCGTAGCACCGAAGGTGGCGCAAACGCTACAATTGCCGTGACCCATAACACCGCCCTCACCTATGACAGCAACAAATACAATGAGCATACGGCAACGGTGACAAGCGTGACGGGTTCACCTGCGACTTCATTCACGGTGGATAGTGCGGGCGGATTTGTCAAGAGTCATGCGTTGGTTTTCATCAAAAGCGGAACAACCAACCGTATCGCACTATGCACCCTTTCAGGCACGACTTTCACCATTGTCAGCGATCAACAAAACGATTTTGACGGCAACATCGCTGAGGGTGATGTTATCCATCAAGTGTCATTCAAATGCGACATTACCGATGAAGAACGCCAAAAGTCATGGTGGTCTGTTGAAGAAAACGGCATGATTGCCTTCAACAACGAATATCCGTTCTTTGAGAATCACTCCCTACGCTGTGCCTACATTTACGGCAACAGGTATGTGGACAAGTCTATTCAGGAGGCTTGCACCAAATTGGTCGTTATGGATATTTTGATGAGTGACGATTACAGCGTTATGTTCCCCGAAGGCACACAAAACATTGATATTTCGCAGAAGCATCAAAAATTAGAAGCGGAAGTGTCCAAATTGCTCGTGCCGTTTCAAGAAAGCATCATCGTAGCGGGAATGGGAGGTTGATGACATGATTGAAAAAGCACCACAACGACAAGTGACACCACAAGGAAGAATCATTGATCATTGTGCTGACTGTGGCAAATACGGAAGGATTGAAAGCAACACATCGGGTCGTGACCTATGTGGCACTTGTAATGTCAAAGCGAAAGCAACAGATGCAGGAATGGATGCGATGAAGGAGTGAGGTGCTTGGAAGAAGTCATCAAAATGTTTCAGCAAATGCACAAAGCAAGCAAGGAATTACAGCGTGCATTGATGGATGAAGCGGAGAATGGCGAAGCATACCTTGAACGCATGGCTGAATATGAAAAGAGGACACACGAAGAGGATGGAATTGAGTTATCCGATGAGGATTTGGCTAAAATCATGCAAACGCATAAGGAGTCCAACCCATTCGCTTCAAATAGGGCGAGTGCCTTAGCACGATTCACGGAGGCGATGAGAGGTGAGTGACGCTATTGCTACGGTGGTTTCGTTGCTTGACCGCAATTGGAATGTGTCGCCCAAGCCATCCATTTTGGATATTGCGAATGTGGATGTTGGGGAAGGGAAACGGACACGCCTTCAAGACCACGACATCATCCGTATTTTTGAAACGGCTCACAATGAAGCCCAACCTGAATTGTTCTTTGATTTTGTCAATGAACACATCAACCTCACCATTGACATTCGCACCGTCAAAAGCCGTGAGCGTTTGTCAGCCCTTCGTGACGAAGTGCGGAGGATTCTTCACGCAAATCGCAAAGGCGATGGGGTCAATTTTGACCGACTCATTTTCAAGACAAGAACAGACTTGTCAGATCGTAGCAAACGGATGTTTCGCTACACAATGCAAGCGGAGGTTGTCACCTTCGCCCAAGCCTTACCGACAGTGGCGTGATGAAAAATGGCTGTAAATCAAGTGTATAAGGGCGATTTGGTTGAAGTGTCAATGGCTAAAGAAACGGGTTTCTTTGGACAAGGTGACAATTCGTCTGATGGGTGGGCTACCACAAACGGCTCAACCGACAATTCAAGTGTCATTACAATTGGCTCAAATGTTTATTGGTATCAAGAAATCCCCAAAAATATGCTTGTGGGTGCAACCCTTCGCATTTATTCATCGGGTGGTTCAAACGCCTTAACTGCTGATGATTTTGCTTCAACCCGCAGGTCGTATTACATTACGGCAAACACCGACACCACCATCACAATTTCACCACGCCTCGCCACTACGGGTGCTATTACCGCAAATACGGGCGATTATTTCATTATTGATTCGGCACGCATTCCGACAATGGATGCTGAAATGACCTATGCTACGCCTGATGATAGAATCAAGGCAGACCAATTCTTGGGTTTGCTCAATTCATTCGCTCTCCCTGAACCCGAAGTGGATGTGCGAAAGCAACACATTGTCGGTATGGGCCGTGATGTGAACATTCTCACGAGTGGTCGTGAAATGCTTCAAGGTGGGTCGTTTGACACAAACGCCCACAGTCTGCGTTGGCTACGCTACGGGCTTGGTGGACACACGGCTCTTGGTTGGGGTGAATTGTCAAATGTCACAGGGGCAGATACCGTTTTGACGGAATTGCCATTAAACATCAATTATGGTGCATCGGCTTCATTTCAAGCACAGCAATATGGAAGCGCAAACACCGATGCTGTGACGGGTGTGGACTCAGGCACAGGGGCAGTGGGCATCGGTTCAAACATTGATGCGAATGCTGATGCTTTGCTCGGTGCAAGAAGTGCGGGGACAGGGGCAGGTTCAACAATTAACCTAACGGCTTCAAGTTATGCGACCACTCACGAGAATGCAGGGGCATCGGGAGGTGTTTTCAAAACGCTTTCAACCGATGGTCTTTCAATGCTTTACGGCTCTTATACGAGTGCGGTGACAACCACCTTATCAGGATGTGCTACAATCAGCACCGAAGATGCTGTGACGAGAGCAAACGATGCTAATGCTGTAATTTATATTCTCGCCAAATTGGAGGCTGACATCGCACACGGTGACATTCGTGTGAATGTTGGATCCACAATTGCAGGGCGTTTCAGCGTTGGTGAATACATTCAAATCGTGGATAAAGACACTATTCAAATTCCCGGTGCTGATGACGAATTGCCCACCATCAACAAGCATGAAATTCGCAGGGTTATCGCCATT